TAAAGTCTTCGCTAATATTAGCTAAACCCCACACCTGCTCGCCACCTTTAAGTGACCCAGCAGTTTCCATTTTCATATGCCCTGCGTCGGTAAACTTTTTGAAAAACTCAAAAGCATCACCGTTTTGGCTAGGTATAAACCTCGGACCACACGGACCAAAGGTTTTGTTATCGCTATCACGAACCAAGACAGAGTAGTTGTCTACTGCTACTAAATCATTAGAAGCGTTTATGTCTGGTTCAGCGTGAGTGAATAGTTGTCTTTTACTTACTGTCCAATCAAGTCCAGCAGCAACAACCATCTCCTGCGGTGTGAGAGTATCGTCTACTTTTACACCGAGACCGTGCCAGGGAACTTCCCCAGCGTAAGCCATTGTTTCTACAGCATCTGCCATATTTATCTCCGTTATGTATTGGCTTAATTACCTAATACTGATATTAGTTTAAATTAACCACTAAAAGATAATAGTTATGTTGCTAAAGATTATTAACAACAAGGGCAAGCCAATCTTCAAACTTTATAACAGCAGTTTTTAAATTATTACCTTTATATAAAGTAGGGTTTAAGTAATACATCGGTACACATACTCTTATTGGTTGATGATTATATTTCCATATAAGTATAGGTGTTGTATTACCACATGAGTTTATTACCTGCTCCCACCAAGAATCTTTATACCAGTTGCCATCTGCGTACCTTTTACATTCAATAGTGTGTTTAGGAAGTTGTAGGTCTCCTTGATCTTTTACCTGATATTGTTCTAAATTTCTTCTTACAGTTATATCAATATCTTCTTTTTCAAACAATATATTCAAGTGCTTAGCGACTTCCCTTTCAAAAGATGCACCTTTGTTTCTAGAGTTTATTTTACCCATGAAGGACTTTATTATTTTTTATGGTTCTGATGTTTTTTAATTTGAGCCACTCTCTAAGTCTATAGTTTGCTGACTTTCTATCTTGTGTTTCATCAAGAAAACTTCTATAAACTTTGTTGTATTCAGCTAAACCTTTGTAATAATCACCATTACCTAACTTACAAAAACGTATGATTTGCCAGACTCTTTGTTTTGTGATTCCATATTGCATGCCTATATCTTCTAAGGTTAGATCTGTGTTGTTATATGTCATATAGACATTGAAGTACAACTTTTTTAAATCAGTTCTAGAGCTCATTGAAATATTCATTGTAATGTTTTATATCCCCCCAATTTTTACCTATTTCTCCATCTACTTTATTCGGTACTTTTAATTCAACACAGTCTCTCATAATTTCCATAACTTTTTCACACTCAGGTCTGTCAGTAACAGATATGTTAAGTTCATCATGTACTTGTGTATGAGAAAGTATGCCTTCCTTATGTAGTTCTAACATAGCTTTTTTAGTCATGTCTGCTGCTGACCCTTGTATCAGACGGTTCATAGCTTTGTATGTGTAGGCTCTTTTTAGTTTACCGCCATATTCATCCATAGCTTTTTCCATAGGTAAAGGCAGAGCTCTTTTATCTATAGGTTCGTACAAATTAAACCTACACTTACGACCTAGAATAGTTTTGACATAACCTCTATTAGCTCCCATACGTGCAGCAGAATCTCTCAGACCACGAATAAAAGGTACTCTTTCATGATACTGGTTAAAGAGTGATTCAGCTTCTTCTACACTGATACCAAGTTGAGAAGTTAATTTATCTTTACCCATACCATAACTAAGACCAAGGTTTATAATCTTAGCTTCCTTACGACTTATATTAGCCATGTCTGCTACTATCTGGTGGAAGTCAGCGTCATCGTCTTCATACTCAAGTGCTGCTTCTTCTGCCCCTTCTTGCTGTGTAAGTAAAGAATAATGTACAGTAAGTCTAGGTTCTTGTTGAGAATAATCAAAACAGCCCCAATGCTGTCCTTCTTCTGGTATAAATACACTTCGTATGAGCGGACCAATCATAGGGTCACGTGCAGGAACTTGCTGTAAATTAGGGTTAGAACAACTAAACCTTCCTGTAACTGTACCACCGTCGTCAGACTTTAAAGGGTGAAGTTCTCCGTGTATCCTACCGTCTACTAAATGACCTAGTACCATTTTATCTATAAATGTAGTTCTAGCCTTATTTAATTTTCTTGCTTTAGCTACTGCTATTGGTAGTTTATGTTCATGACCCTCTAACCAAGAAGCAACAAAACTAGGTGCATCTGTTTTAGGTGTTCTAGGGTAAGCAAGACCTGCTCTATCAAATACTTGTGATAGTGATTGTGCTGCCCATAAATCAGGTTCTATTCCGTACCAATCTTTTATTTGTTTTACTATTTTATTTTCTTCATTAAGTAGTTGTTTTTTGACTTGTTGTGCTCTGTCTGTATCAATTAAAACCCCACGCATACGCATATCGATTAGCACAGGTAAGACAGAACTTTCAAGCTCATATATCTCACTTACATCTTCTTTTACTATGCCTTCTTTTAATATTTGCCAGAGCCTATATGTTAAGTCTGCGTCTTGCTCGCAATACGGACCAACATACTCAGGTGCAAGTTTATACATTTCCGACTTAGGATCAATTCCAAATATTTGTGCTGCTTCTTTTAGTAAAGATTCATCTTTTTCTTCGTTTAAATACCTCTTACCTACTCTATTAAGAGAGTAACCATATTCGTTTTCGTTTAGCAAAGGTGCAGCTATAGATGTGTCATGTATTTTACCGTTTATCGTAAAGCCTTCCCTTTTAAGCCAACCTACGTCATACTGTGCGTTATGAAATATTTTACTGTTAGAAGCGTCGAGTTGTTTTTGTAGCCAACGGTAAACTACAGATTTATCTAGGTTTGCTCCTGTGCTGTGAGCTACAGGAAAGTAACCTTTCCAACCATCAGTTGCTATACCTATACCTATAATGTGTCCTCTGTCTTTTGCTGCCCAACCTGGACCATGAGTCATAAGCCAAGGGTCACAGGTTTCTAAATCAATTGCTATCTCTTTCTGTTGAGTTAGGTCAGGGAAAGTAGCGGGAGGAAGCCAATCACTTTCTGGATGGAAAAAAGTTAATTGCATTATACAGCAGATTCTCTACACATATTTTGTTTACCGAAATAACACCACTTACAGCCAAACGTGCTTGGTTTAGCAGGAAACTCTTCAGCTGTTGTCATAGCTATAGCTCTTGCGTGTATTCTTTTTTGTTTTATTTCTATAGTTTTAGGTGTATAAATATAACGGTCTATTTTACCGTGATCTAAATACCACATCTCAGTAGTTATTCTTTCTAACTCAGGGTAACGACTTAAAGCTACAGCTCCGTAAAGCTCGCATTGTTCTCTGTGACTTTCTTGATTACCATCATACCTACCTGTTTTAAAATCTATTACTCTAGCTTCTTTTGACTCACCCTCTTCATATACAAAAGCATCTACCTTTGCTCGACCCCAAGTGTCATCTTCAAACCAACCTGTTTTATTCCAATCTTTATCAATAGCCCAATCACTTTCGCAAAGTACATGACCATATAAATACATTTCTCTTAATAAATTAAAAGCGTCTTCAAAGTCTTGTATCTGTTTAGGTATTTCTTCTATTGTGCCTCTGATATAGTCTTCGCACATTTTATGTATATCCTTACCTCTATCCATCGCTGGGCTTCCTGGCTCTTTTATCTTTTTAATAAACTTAAACTCAGCTTGTTTAGGGCATTTTTCATAACAACTTAACCTACTATAAGACCATTGATTTATCATTATATCCTCCTTGCTAACCATTCATAACAGGCTTTACGCCAATCACTTGCTGCACAGCTTTGTATTTCAATCATAGCTTCTCCTGTTTCTCCCATTTTATGTAAACGAAAGGCATCCTGCATAGGTGCTGCTACTTCTGTAAAGAATTTATCGTAAAATTTACAATCTTTAAAAGGCTTTCTTTCCATAAATACATCTAAGTCTCTTTCCCATTCATTCATTTCTGTATCGTTAAACATACTGTATGGGGTTACTTTATGTCTTTCATAAGGATTACCCACCATGGGATATTTTATACTATAAAAATCTAATGCGTCTCTATCATTGAGTTTTTTTAGCAACTCTCTGTAAATATCAACGTAGGCATGATAATTATTACTTACTTGATAATACCTTCCTACAGGTCTACCGATAGCGTAAGCAACATATTCTTGTAACATTGACATGTGTACAGCATTAGCACCATACGCACCCCAAATAATATCGTTTGATCTATTACTCACACTCATCTCTAAACGACCTGTACAGTCTTCACTAAAATATATACTAGTATTACAAGGCACATCTTTACCGTCTCTGTTTAAATCCTCTTTAGCGTCCCACATTTGAAGCACACATCTTCTATCCTCTGAATCTTTTTTAAGTCTATTGATTATTATTTGTAATTGATCTTTACCGAAATAACTACGCCATCTCCAACCATATGCTCCCCATAATGTTTCACCATCATCACTGTAGTTTTTCATGTTTCTAGCGTAACCTTTTACAAACTCTAAATCATTACGACCTGTCAACATCCACAAACCTTCCATAAAATGAAAGAAAGGATTAGCGTCTCTTTCTTCCCAAAATAAAACTCTTTCTTTGGGTTTTTCATAAACTGTAGTAACAGGGGTCTTAGCCCTGTACACTTCTCCGTTTCTAGTATGTTCTCTAAAATTTTCTGCTTCTAATAAATCCATACCACGTATCAACGCATCATGTACATTTCTTACTTCAAGAACTTGCATTTTCTACTCCTTCTTTGTAGGCTTTTTTCCAACCTACGATTACATCTTTACGAGGCAAACCATTCCAAGCTGTCTTAGTTTGTTTTTCTACCACCTTTACACAAGTTGGATGAAGATCAGCTAATAACTGAGCCCCTTCATTATGTACGTCAATAGTACGCCACTCACTACATCCGCCTTTCGCATTAGAACTTTTTTGCCCCTGAGCATAGTAGTAACTGACTTTACAAGGTTTACCACTTTTTAATAATTGTAAGGACATGTCAAAATCTTCCATAATTTTAGTTCTACCCCACTCGATATTATCAGGAAAAGCATCTAAATTATAAGCAAGAACTCTCATGTAACGAGTATTTTCTACAGACAAATCTTCTACCCTGTTATTACCTTCTCTAGCACTGATACCACAATGAGCATAGCCTTGTTTCATCCACTCTTCTAATAAACCAAACATAGCTGGATATTCTTCTTTTTCTAGATAGCGTAGATGCCAGTCTGTTGGGCTTTTACGAATATAAAAACGCAAGTCATCATCAAGCATGACTATGTGTGGGTCATCTGTATTATCTACAATGTACTTACGTTTAGGACCAATACCTATACAGTCTTCTGGTACTATCATTTTAGCTTGGTCATCGTGATAAAATTTATACTTATCTTCTTCATCTTTATCTATCACTAAGACTACCTGCTTTTTAAGTTCTTCAGGAAAGAAACTTAAAGTAACTTGATCAAAGGGTCTACCCCTAGTTGGAATAAATATCTTCACGCTTCATATTCCTCCTCTATACCTGCTTCATATGGTTCTGGTTCAGCTGTCATGTGTTCTTCTACAAGTAAAAGGTATCTTCTTAGGTCTTGTATATCATCTAATATGCCAGACGCACTGGGATCATTTGAGATAGCAGTAAAAATATCGTAACCCACCTTAGTAGATTGGTTTTCTATTCTGTCCCACTTACGAGCTAACATCATAAATGCTCCTACTCCTCCTCTTTTTTTCCAGCTGTCTCCGTAAGTTGTTTCAGCTATTTCTAACGCTTTTACGTCAGCATCTGTCAACGTAACCATTTTATTAAATTTATCAGTCATTATATTCCTCCATATTGTTTAATTAATTGACCTAAAAGTAACGAGCCACGTTCGTTAAGTTTTTGACTCGCTAAAAATTCTACACCTTTACTAAATACTTTATTCATATTTGTATTACCCATCCTTCTTTGTTTCATACAGAAAAATAAAAGTTCAAACATGTCTGCTTGTTTATAAAGTATTTTTTCTTCATCAGAAATAATATTGTACTGATCTATACCTAAAACTTCCTCGTATTCTTCTTCTACTTTATTTAATATTTCTTTAAACTCTGGATGAGACCATTTTATAGGTGAGGGCATATCACCTGTGTATGCTTCAGTAACGTCATGAGTAAGAGCTTTCATAATTAAA